CAAGGCTATCGGTATCGAGATTGAGGAGAAGTACTGTGAGATAGCAGCTAACCGTTGTACCTATCCCCACTCGTCTATGGCCCCTAAGGGGAAGGGCGTACAACCGACGGCGTATGATGGGTTTGGGTTATGAAGAAACATTTGACACGGTGGGACGCCAACCAGCTCCTCCTCAAAGGGGCACAGGTCCTCTCCCGAATGTCACTCAACGGCATCCGGGTGGACATGGACTACTGCGAACGGGAATACTTGTTCCTGGAATCCCGTATGAAGGAGATACGCCGGAGGCTGGAGGCCACCAAGCTGTACAAGGAGTGGCGCAAGAAGTATGGCGACCGTGTGAACATCGACAGCAACCCACAGTTGGCCGACATCCTGTTCAACGTCCTCGGCTATGAGCCCGCATCCTACACGGAGAAGACTCGCGACACCGACAACCCCCAGCCCTCCACGGACTCTGATTCCCTGAAGGCCACCGGTCTCCCTGCCATCAAAGGCGTGCTCACACTCCGGAAGATGGCCAAGGCCCGGAACACGTACCTCGCACAGATCATCCGCGAACAGGTGGACGGGTTCATCCACCCGTTCTTCAAGCTACACATCCCCGTCACGTACCGCGGCAGTTGCACGAACCCCAATTTTCAGAACATGCCCGTGCGGGACAAGAACCTGTGGCGGGCCGTCCGTCGGGCCATCTTCCCCCGGATCGGTCGGCAGATAGTGGAGATAGACTTTGGCGGTCTGGAGGTCCGGATAGCCGCATGCTATCACAAGGACCCCAACATGATCCGTTACATTGAGGACCCCACCACGGACATGCACCGGGACTGCGCGGTGGACTGCTACATGCTAGACGTGGACGAGGTGTCTAAGCCCATCCGCTATTGCGCCAAAAACAAGTTTGTGTTCCCGGAGTTCTATGGGGACTATTGGAAACGGTGCGCGCAGAACCTATGGGCCTCGGTAGACACCATGGAATTAGAGACGGTGTCCGGCCGGAGTCTACGGACCCATCTTAGTGAGCAGGGGTATGACGAACTGTCGGAGTACGAGGAGCACATACGGGATGTGGAGGAGCGGTTTTGGGGAGAGCGGTTTGCAGACTATGCCCAGTGGAAGAAAGACTGGTACCGCGCCTACCTATCCCAAGGGTACTTCGACACACTCACCGGGTTCCGCTGCTCTGGGATCATGAGCCGCAATGATGTCATCAACTACCCCGTCCAGGGGTCGGCGTTCCACTGCCTCCTGTGGTGTCTCATCGAACTGCAGAAATGGCTGGACGCTGATGGCATGCAGACGTTGCTCATCGGCCAGATCCACGACTCAGTGGTGATGGACGTGGTGCCGGAGGAGATGAGCGCGGTACTGGCCAAAGCGGTGGAGTTGATGACGGTGAAGATTCGGGAGGCGTGGCCGTGGATTATTGTGCCGCTGGAGATCGAAGCGGAGGCCGCACCTGTGGACAAGAGTTGGTACGAGAAGAAAGTGGTGGCACTCACCGCGTGAGGAGGAGACGATGGCAAGAGTAATGCTGACGGTGGTGTTGGTTTCATCCCTGGTTCTCGGGAGTACGTTTATCGGGATGGAGTTCGGGTGGAAGGTGGGGTGGGGAGTCGGACTCCTTTTGTGGTCGTACCTGAAGGCGAACGCAGCGAATGCATCTTCTTAGGCAATAGGAGGGGAGACGATGTGTGGTATTTCTGAGGCAACGGTAGGAGACACAAACGTGGCCGTACGTTTGGGCTATGTGCGCTACATTACCTATGGAGACCATACCACCGGTGGTGCTTTCCCAGGAGACAAAGTGGACTGCGGGAGGTTCCTACAAGCCAACATATCAGTAGCGGAGATGAAGAATTTACTCTGCCGCCACACACAGGAAGAGCTGGCCCAACTGATTGTCGACTTGGTGGCTAACAGTGAGGAGGTGTAACCATGGCTTTTGAGATACGCATAACCGACATGGATGAAAAGCGCAGACTCCCGACATCTGGGTTGCCCCCGAGTCTGTATTTGTTTACAGGGGTTTCAAGCTACTCTGTCACTCGTTTGCCCAACTGCACAGTAGTGCGGTTCGTTATGAGTGGGGACACATGCCCTGCGGAGGAGGACCCCTACAACAAGGTATGTCCGCTCATTAGGCGGGAGGGAGAGTGCCAAGAAACCCCGAATGGGTTTGACGGGGTGTGCCCCCGTTGCAAGAACCAACCGAACACGCCGATAGGAGGAGAAGACGATGCCACTGCAGCACCGATACAGACCGAAGAAGCTGGAGCAGATTGTGGGGAACGAGGCCACGAAGAAGACGGTGGCTACTACGATTTCCCGGAAGACGGATAGGCCGCACGCGTACCTCATCATCGGCCCCTCCGGCACAGGCAAGACCACCTTGGCCCGCATCATCGCACGTGGCCTCGGGTGCTCACGTGTGGACTACACCGAACTCAACGCAGCAGACTTCCGGGGGGTGGACATGGTGCGGAGCCTCCGGTCCCAGCTCTCGTTCGCTCCCACCAAGGGGGACTGCCGTGTGTGGTTCATGGACGAGTGCCACAAGTTGACGGGGGACGCCCAAGAGGCCATGCTCAAAATCCTGGAGGAGCCGCCGGGCCACGTCTTTATAATCCTCGCGACGACCGAACCCGAAAAACTCAAGGTGACGTTCAAGCGGCGTTGCACCACGTTCTCCCTCAGCGCGCTGGATGAGGAGGAGGTGGTGGCGCACATGCGGACGGTACTGGACAAGGAGGGGGCGGAGGTCCCGGACAACGTCCTGGAACAGATTGCAGCGGACTCCGTTGGGTCATTGGGCCTCGCGCTGTCCATCCTGGACACCATCGTGGGGTTAGACCAGGAGGACATGGCCAAGGCGGCGGAGCAGCACGCGGCCCAGTTGAGTGAGACGCTGGACCTGTGCCGCGCGTTGGTCGGCGGGAAGGGGTGGAAAGCCGTGGCCAAGATCCTCTCCGGACTCAGCAAGGTGGACCCGGAGACGGTGAGGCGAAGTGTGCTCGGGTACGCCGCGGCCACACTGCTCAAGAGCGGCAAGGTGCGGGCGTATTACGTCATGGAGGCGTTCGAGGAGCCGCTGTTCAACATCGGCCGACCGGGCCTGGTCCTCGCCTGTTTTCGCGCTGTGAATAGTGGTAGCGAGGACTAACCTCTATACTAAACGAGAAGGAGGAACACATACATGAAACCGGAAGACTTCGAGATCAACGAACAGGCGCTGGACGTGGAGTGGCTGGAACACGCCAACAAGCACTGGCGTGTGTCGAAGCGGTACGCCGAGGCCGTCAAGGCGCACCGTGAGGCGGTAGAGGAGGTCAAGACCGTTCGGTCCCAACTCCTCCTCGCCGCGGCGAATGACCCGTCGGTCCTCGGTGGGGCCAAGCCCACGGTGGGGAATATCGAGGCGTGGTACCGCACGCACCACAAGTTCCGTGAGGTGCGGGAAGCGGAGATCAACGCGCAGTTCGTCATGAACATCGCTGAACAGGGCCTCCGCAACATGCACAACCGGCGCGTTGCGCTGGAGAACTTGGTCGCGTTGGAGCAGCGCAACTATTTCGCGGGGCCGTCGGTGCCCCGCGACTTGTCCAAGGAACGGCAGGCCGAGCACACATCCGACCGGGCCGCGGCCGCGGTCAAGGCGGCTAAGAAGCGGCGGAGGACCACGTGATTAGTTGGGTCATGGTGGGCGGGGACGATGGCGACCAGGGGCAAGTCTACATCACGAACGAGGGTGACGCCCCGGTGGTGTTGGAGTTGCGTGGACGCCTCGTCCTCCGCATCGAGCCAGGGCAAACAAAACCCCTGACTACCGATGTGGGCACGTACGCCAAGATGACATTCAGAAAGGAGGCGTGAGGCAGATGGACAACCCCATCCTGTTCATAGGATTGGTGGTCTGTGCAGCCGTCGCGGTCCTGGGGATCGCGTACGTGTTGGGCAGGGCGTTTGGTTTCGGATTGGTTGAGGGCATGCGCAAAGCAGCAAAACGAAAGGAGAGCAGTACATGCCGGTGAAAACGAAACGGAAGAAGAAGCGGGGACTCAACATCAAGAAGGTGCGAACATCCGCGGTCGAAAGTGCGTCCTACGCATTGAGCACCGTGCGGTTGCCGACGGGCGTGTCGTTCTTCATAGCCCGCAACAAGATGATGTTCGACATTTTGCCATACGAGGTCTCCGACCCCGCGCACCCGCGGGAGGACGTTGGTGAGCTGTGGTTTGAGCGGACGTTCTGGATTCACTCCGACGTCGGCCCGGACGAGACCACCGTTGTCTGTCTGCAGAAGACGTACAGCAAGCCGTGCCCCATCTGTGAGGAGTACCGGCGGTTGAAGAAGCAGCGTGACGCGGACGAGGAGCTGGTCAAGGCCCTCAAGCCGAAGAAGCGCCAGCTGTTCAACATCATCGACTTGTCCCCCAACGGGGACGGCGAGGTCCAGGTGTGGGAGTACTCCTGGTGGAACTTCGGCAAGCTGCTGGACGAGGAGCTGGCGGATGACGAGGATGATGACAAGTGCACGTTCGCCAACCTGGAGGACGGCCGGACTTTGCGCGTGCGGATGACCAACGAATCCGCCGGGGACCGCGGGTCCTTCAAGAAGGCATCGGCCATCTCCTTCGTGGCGCGCAAGAAGGACTACCCCGAATCCATTCTGGAGAAGGTGGTGGACCTGGACAAGGCGCTGGTGGCGTTGACGTACGACCAGGTGGACGCGTTGTTCAACGGCGTGGACCCGGTGGACGATGGCGAGGAAGAAGAACCCGCGCCGCCCAGCCGCCCTCCGGACGAAGAAGAGGAGCAGGAAGAAGAACCCGAGACTGAGGAAGAAGAGGAGCAGGAAGAAGAAGAGGAGCAGGAAGAAGAAGAGGAGCAGGAAGAAGAACCCGAGGCTGAGGAAGAGGAGGACCCCCGCGCCAGCTGGCCCGACAACGCCGTGGAATGTGTGGCGTGCGAGGGTGAGGGTGTGAACACCAAGGGCAACCCGTGCCCCATCTGTGAGGGACGCGGGTACACGCTGCCCAAGAAGAAGGTGACGAAGAAGAAGGCTGCGGCCAAGCCCAAGAAGAAGGCGGCGAAGAAGGCAGCGAAACCCGCCCCCGAACCCCCGGCCGAAGATGACGACTGGGGTGACGACGGGGACGATTGGTAAGAGCAGCAACAGCGAGTGGGGGAGGGCGAGACATGCCGCGGACATCCAACAACCCTGAATCCAAACCAACAGGCGGCAAGTCTGCGGAGCCGGTCGCACGGGCCAAGGGCAAAGTCCTAATCCCATCCGGCTCCACCCTCCTCAACATTGCTTGTTCCGACAGTCCCTGGGGGGCATTCCTCCCAGGGACTGTCGTCAACCCGGTAGGGGATCGACACGCGGGTAAGAGTCTGCTGTGCCTGACATCCCTCGCCGCCACGTGTCTCCTCAAACCGTTCAAGGACTACGCCCTGGAGTATTTCAACGGGGAGAGTCGAATGATGTTCGACATCCGCCGTCTGTTCGGCCGTCGGCTGGAACGGCGGCTGAGGATCACCCACACCGAAACTATTCAACAGTTTGCCGACGGCCTGGGTCAGTTGATTGACGCCGACCGCCCGTTCATCGCCGTGCTCGATACGTTCGACGGCGTCACATCAAACGAGGAGGTGGCCAAGGCCAAGAAAGTCCGGGAGGGCTCAACGAAGAAAGGCACGTACGGTCTCGACAAAACCAAAGCCCTCTCCGGTATCCTCCGCCAAGCCACCCAGGGCCTAGACCGCACCAATAGTTTGCTCCTCCTCGTCTCCCAAGTCCGGGAGAACCTGGACGGCTCCATGTACACCCCCAAGTACTACCACACCGGGGGCCGCGCGCTGGCCCACGCCACGTTCCACGAGATCTGGTTGTACCGTCGTGAGAAGATCAAGCGCACCGTCCGCGGCAAGCCCCGCACAATCGGTTCCTACGTTTCCCCTCGTGTCGAGAAGAACAAGCTGACCGGGCACGCGTTCCAGGAGTTCCGCATACCGGTGTACCCCTCGTACGGGATTGATGATGTGGGCAGTTGCGTAGACTGGTTGGTGTCGGAGGGGTTTTGGAAGAAGCGGGGCCAGACCATCCGCACCCGGGAGTTTGGTGAGGCGACGCGGGGAAAGCTGTTGCGCACGATAGAGGAGGACGGGTTGGTCCGCGATCTCCAGACAGAAGTAGGGGAAGCGTGGGCGGAGCTAGAAGAGGGAATGCAAATCACGAGACAAAGGAGATTCGAGTGATGCCCAAACCATGGACATACGAGACGGTACCTATGCACCGGCCGCTGTGGGTTCGGATGAAGCAACTTGCGGGGTTCTGTTGCACCCCGATCTCCATCAACCCCATGGGGTTGGTGTTCCTGCTTTCGGACAAGGGGCGGGTTCAAGGGGTGCAGTGCATTACTTGGGCGGATCTGTTGGTCCGGTATGAGTGGCGGGATGAAGACGGGCAGTGGAAACCGTGCGGGAGGAGGTAACAAAGATGATGCCGAAAGAGATAACTCTGAAATGGCTAAAGGAGCACCGCGCATGCTGCGATGCGCTAATTGCGTTCTGTGACTACGTGAAGAAAAACAAGCGGTGCAAGCGGGACCCCATCACAATCTTGCGTGTGTTGTTGAGGAAGAAGGGGGACACCCCCGCCCTTTGGGCCTCGTGGCTCCTTGCGCGATTGATGAATAAGCGGCAGTCTGTCATGTATGCCTTGCACGCGGCCAAGAGTGTGGTGCATCACACTGCCCGATATGAAAAGGCGGAACGCTTTGCAAAGGAGGCAATCAAACGGGCAGAGGCATACCTACGCCATCCGTGCGATACCACAAAAGAAGCGGCGTGCGATGCAGGGTTGCATGCGCTTAACACAAGTGCAGTAGGCACCTTGCCCATAAACTGCCGGGCGGAGGATGCCTTACTAGCCGCTTCCTACGCTGCCTACGCTGCAGCAGGCACATGGCAAGGCGCACAAGAAGACGCCGAGGAAGCGGCTCAAGCAGCTGTGTGGGCGACGAAGAAGGGGACACAAAAACGGCGTGAGTTTATCAGATACGGAATCAAGATCCTTACCAAGAAGGTGAAATGATGGACTTAACGAAACGAGACCGGGAGTGGTTGGACACGATGGAAGTCCTGTTGGGGTATCTGCTAGGGACGGTCCCCATTGAGCAGATCGAAATTTCCCGGGCCGGACAGGAAGACTGGGGCCGGCCGTGGTCGGGGATTCTGTTCCTCCACCCCGACACCCGCCTCCGTCGGGTGGAGCACAAGGAGATGGATCCGCCGTTGGACAGTGATGGCATCCCCGAAGATGACGTGCCGATGGAGATCCGGTCAGCGCTGGGACCGTGCCCGCTGCCCAAGTCGAAGAAGAAGAAACCGAAGGTTGCGGTAACGACAGAAGATGACGGGAGAGGGGTGCCTGAGGGCATGGTGCGCTACGACAACCGGTCGGATGATACCGTTGTGGGATCGTTATCCTGTAACATAGTCCGCCTCCATCCCTGGGGATGCATCACCCTGCCCAAACCTGTGGCTCCGTTGACGTGGAGGGTGGAAGATGAAACCTAAGAACCCCTATCAGGTCCTTGGGGTAGAACGGGACGCGGACCCCGCCACTATCAAGAAGGCATACCGTCGCCTTGCACGCCAGCACCACCCGGACAGGGACGGGGACCCCAGGGTGTTCGCCGAGCTAGCCGACGCGTACGCCATCCTGTCGGACGAAAAGAAGCGGGCACGGTACGATGAAACGGGAGATGTGGAGACCCGGACCACCGAGGCCATGGCTGTAGAGTTGGTGTTCAGTATGTTCACCCGCATGGTGGAGCAGCACGGCCCGGCCGTCCTGGTACGGGACCCGTTCCGTATGGTCCTCAACAATCTGGCCAACCGCACTCGGGACATAGAGCGGGAGGAACGTGAGATGGAGCGGAGGGAGCAGTTCCTTGCCGACCTCCGCAAACGGA